GATTGTCCTAGATGAGTATGCAGATATGCGCCCTCGTATTTGGGGCGAGATTATTCGGCCTTTGTTGGCAGACAGACTCGGTTGGGCAGTTTTCATTGGAACGCCCAAAGGTCATAATGCCTTTTGGGACATATACAATAACGCCACCAAATCTTCCGATTGGTATGCCAAGACCTTAAGAGCTAGTCAGACCGGCTTATTGCCGCCAGAAGAATTGGAAGATGCCGCCAAGTCCATGACGCAAGACCAATACTTACAAGAGTTTGAGTGTGACTTTGAGTCAGCTATTTTGGGTGCTTATTATGGCAAAGAGATGCGCCAGCTTACCGATGGTGGCAGAGTTACCAAGGTTGATTACGACCCAATGTATAAAGTTAATACAAGCTGGGACTTGGGTTATTCAGACGATACAAGCATTTGGTGGTGGCAAGTTGTCAGGGGAGAAATTCGTTTCCTTGACTACCATGGAAGCAATGGTCAGCCAGTCCCTTTTTATACAGGACTAATTCAAGCTAAACAAGCAGAGTTTGGCTATGAATATGGCATACATTATCTGCCCCATGACGCAAGGGCAAAAACTCTAGCAAGTGGTGGAAAGTCAATAATTGAACAACTTTCTGTTAAAATTCCGTTAGAATCAATGAAAATTGTCCCAAATTTAGGACTTCAAGACGGAATTCAAGCAACTCGTATGGCGCTGATGAAGTCTTGGTTTGACGCAGAAAGGTGTCAGGATGGTATCGAGTCATTACGACAGTATCAAAGAGAGTATGACGAAGATAGGAAAGTGTTTAGAGATAAACCTCGTCACGACTGGACAAGTCATGCTGCAGATGCTTTCAGAATGGCAGCGGTTGCTTGGCGAGTGGAAGAAAAGATAATGACCAAGGATGAGCCTATTAAAGGCTTGTTTGTGGGCGAAACAGATGTAACTTTAAACGATATGTGGGATATTAAAAATACCACAAACAACAGGAGAATTTAAATGTCAGGCATACAACAACCATTTGGCACAACATACGAATATGTAGCCCCTTCCACAACTGCTCAAGTTTTAGGCGGTTCAGGCGCAGTAGGCGACACATTAGTGCGTGTTATTGCTACCGTAACTACTTCTGCCACAAGCTCAGTCACTATTATTGACGGCTCTACTTCTTATTTGTTAGTACCGCCTGTAGCACCTTTAGGCGTATATTCTATTACTGTTGAGGCTCAATCATTAAATGGCCCTTGGAAAGTAACAACTGGCGCAGGTTCTAGCGTAATTGCTGTAGGCAACTTCTCATAAGGCTTTCTATGTCTGAATTAAGAGGCGAGGTAGCGCATAGCTACGAAGATTGGTACAACCGCATTATGTCCTATGAGCGTAGTTATAAGCTCTGGGAAGCTCGTGTTGATAAGATTTTAAAGAAGTACAAAGACGATAGTCGCAACAAAACCAACCCAAATGCACGCTTTAATATTCTTTGGTCAAATGTCCAAACGATTACTCCAGCGATATTTGCAAGACTTCCTCGCCCAGATGTAAGCCGTAGGTTTAGAGATAACGACCCTATTGGTCGAGTAGCCTCACTCATGCTTGAAAGGGCATTAGAGTTTGAAATTGAACACTATGGCGACTATAAGTCAGCTATGGTGAACTGCGTTACTGACCGTCTTTTAGGTGGTCGAGGCACAGCATGGGTGCGCTATGAACCGCATTTCATGGCAAAAGCCGAAAAAGAACCTGAAGATGGCTTTGAATTAACTGAAACCATTGACGCTGAACAAGCCTATGACCCTAGCTATGTTGAAGGAAAAGGCGATGTAGGCAAACCGCTTGAAGGTGAAATGCCAGAGGAAGAAGATAACGAACCTGGCGAAGTTGAAGAAGAAATTGAATACGAGTGCTGCCCTGTAGATTATGTCCATTGGCGTGATTTTGGGCATACAGTAGCTCGTACATGGGAAGAAGTCACCGCAGTATGGCGTAAGGTCTATTTAAACCGTACAGCGCTTGTAGAACGCTTTGGCGAGGAATTAGGTAAACAGATTCCACTAGACACCAAGCCTGAACAAGTAGGTAAGTCTTATACCAAGAATGATGACCAAGCCTACCAAGCGCAGATTTATGAGATTTGGGACAAAGAAACAGGCAAAGTACTGTGGATTTCTAAGTCAATGAGCAAAATTCTTGATGAAAGAGAAGACCCATTAGAGTTGGAAAACTTCTTTCCTTGCCCTAAACCTTTATACGCTACATTGACTACTGACAGTCTTGAGCCTATTCCTGACTTTACTATTTACCAAGACCAAGCTAGAGAGTTAGACGACCTTTGTGACCGTATTGACGGACTTATTGGTGCGTTAAAAATTCGTGGTTTATACGACTCTTCCGCTTCTGAACTCCAGCGACTATTTTCTGAAGGTAATGAGTCTAATGTATTGATTCCAGTAAAAAATTGGACAGCATTTGCCGAGAAACAAGGACTCAAAGGTGCATTAGATTTAGTCGATATTGCCCCATTTGCACAAGCATTGATGTCTTGCTACTCAGCAATGGACCAGGTAAAGGGTCAAATCTACGAGTTGATGGGTATTGCCGACATTCAGCGTGGTCAAACCGACCCCAATGAAACTCTTGGCGCACAAATCATTAAGTCAAACAATGCAGCAGGTCGCCTCAAAACTATGCAACACGCTGTTGTTGATTTCGCAACCTCGCTGCTTGCCATTAAGTCGCAGATTATCTGCAAACACTTCACAGAAGACACCATTGTTAAGATTTCTGGCGCAATGCAAATGTCTGATGAGGAAAAAGCATTAATTCCAAAAGCGTTGGAGATGCTAAAAGACGAAGTTAGCAAGACTTTCCGTATTGAAGTCACCTCTGACTCCATGATTTTCCAAGACGAAATGCAGGAAAAGCAGGACAGAATGGAATTCTTGCAAGCAATGGGCGGATTTATGCAACAAGCAGTACCAGCCGCTACACAAAGCCCTGAATTAGCGCCATTATTGATGGAAATGCTTAAATTTGCGGCAACTGCGTTTAAAGCTGGAAAGTCTTTGGAAGGTCTGATTGACGAAACTGCTGACAAATTGCGTACTCAAGCTAAACAAGCTGAAGGACAGCCTAAACCGCCTACTCCTGAAATGCAAAAACTCCAACAAGAAATGCAACTGGAACAAATGAAGATGCAAGCCAAGCAACAAGAATTGCAGACTCAAAACCAGTTAGAAATGCAGAAAATGCAAGCTGAAATGCAACTTGAGAAGGCTAAACAAGAGTACCAAGCGCAAGAAAACCAGCTTAAATTCCAGTTAGAAGCCCAGCGTAACCAAGCTGAAATGGAAATGGAAGCAAGATTGGCGCAAATGAAGATGAATATGGAACGCAATACGCAAGTGTTGTTAGCCCACATTAACAATGGCGCAAAGATTGAAGTAGCACGCATTTCTGCCGCAGATGACAACGGTGAAACAGCTTATATGAATGAAGAAGATATGGCTGCTTCTATGGAACACCCATTAGCGCCTATTGCAAGCGCCATTTCTAAGAGTAACCAAGAAATGACACAGACTTTAGGTCAATTAATCAATACAATTAACGAAAACCATAACCGCCCAAAACAAGTAGTGCGTGGCCCTGACGGTAAAATCCAAGGAGTTATTTAATGTCTTCAAACCTCAAGTATTCAAATGGCACTCGTGATGCCCAACAACAGGGTCTAATTACCTATGCTGGTTCAGGCGCTATTATTAGCATTTACCAAGGCACGCAACCTGCTAACGCCAATACTGCAATTACAAGTCAAACCCTATTGGTTTCTCTTACTGTTACTGGGTCTTTTGGTACTGACAGCAACGGTACTATTACCCTAGGGTCGGTTGCTAACGGCACAGCAGTCGCTACAGGTACAGCGCAATTCTTTCGTATATTTAAGTCTGATAACTCTACCGTTATTATGGATGGCACAGTAGGATTGACTGGTTGCGATATGAACCTAAATAACACCTCTATTGACACGACTCAGGTTGTTTCTATTTCTTCTGGCACTATTATTCGTGCTAACCAATAAGGCTAAATAATGGCCTTAATTATTAAAGATAGAGTCCAGGAAACAAGTACTACTAGCGGTACTGGCACTCTGACGCTTGCTGGTGCTGTAACAGGTTACCAGTCATTTGGGTCTGCTATTGGCAGCGGAAATACTACCTATTACGGTATTTATGAAACCCAAACGACAAACTGGGAATTAGGCATTGGCACAGTCGGTAGCGGCACATTAGCTAGAACGACAGTATTAGCGTCTAGCAATGCAGGGTCATTAGTTAGCTTTGGTGGTGGTCAGCTTGCAGTATGGGGCGATATGCCAGCCGCCAAAGGCGTATATCAGGACACCAATGGTAATGTATTTGCCAATAATTTTATTCCCAATACAACAATTACAGCGTCTTCTGCAACGCCAATTAATTTAACTGTTGCTTCAGCGCAATACCAAGTAGTTACAGGCACAACGACTTCTCAGACATTTAATATGCCTGATGCCACTACATTAACGGTTGGCGACACATATTACTTTAATAACAATATTACCTATTCTTCTGTACAGTTAAATGCACATGACGGCACAACCTCGTTATTAGCCTTGCAAGCTGGTGGCGCTGCCCATTTAATTTTATTAACTAATGGCACAACAAACGGCACTTGGGATGTCCATTCTTATGTGCCTGGCACAGTTTCTTGGGGTACTGCCACTTTAAATTTTAATTCTTCAAGCAGTATTTCAGGCCCAGTTTCTTGGCAAGGTAATGCTGTTGGAGTAGCTTATGGTGGCACAGGATTAACCTCTACCCCTGCTAATGGCGCTTTGGACATTGGTAATGGCACAGGGTTTACTCGCACAACATTAACTGCTAGTACAGGTATTAGCGTAACCAATGGGTCAGGCTCAATTAGCATTGCAAACACAGGTGTTACTTCTGTTACTGGTACTGCCCCTGTAGTTTCAAGCGGTGGCACAACTCCTGCAATTAGCATGGCAGCCGCCAATAGCACAACCAATGGCTATTTAACCAGCACAGACTGGAATACATTTAACAATAAACAGCCTTCTGGCACTTATGTAACTTCTGTTAGTGGTACTTCAGGACGCATAACCAGCACAGGTGGCACAACTCCTGTATTGGATTTATCCAGCGGAATAGTCACCGCAGGAACAACAGGGTCAAGTACATTAATTCCTGTAGTAACAGTAGACACTTATGGGCGTGTAACAAACATTACAACTGCGTCAAACCCACAAGGAACAGTTACAAGTGTTTCTGGCACAGGAACAGTCAATGGAATAACTTTAAGCGGTATGGTCACATCTTCTGGAAGTCTGACTTTAGGAGGGACAATCGACCTTACAGGCATTACAATTAACGGTGGTAGCTTCTAAAGGATAGCAAATGGCAACGACAATCGAACTAAAAAATAGCGTAACGACTGGCAATTCGCCTTCAACTCTCGCCCAAGGCGAAATGGGCGTTAATATTACAGACAAAAAAGTCTGGATAGGTAACGCTTCTAGCACTCCAATTCAGTTAATTGGTGCTGGCGCGAGCATGACTTTAGCTACACTTACTACAGCTAATGATGCTTCTATATCAGGTCTTACTGTTGGTAAGGGTGGTGGTGCTGTTGGTAGTAATACTGCGGTTGGTAGTGGTGCAATAGGGGTATCTAACACAGGCACATACAATACTGCTTTTGGTATTTCGGCATTGTCTGCAAATACAAGTGGAGGGGCTAATAGTGCTTTTGGTTATTCTCTTATTGTAAATACTACTGGTGTTCATAATTCAGGATATGGAACAAACAGTTTAGTATCAAATACTTCTGGTAGTTATAACATTGCATTAGGTAATGGTTCTTTACAGTCAAACACCACCGCATCTTACAACACAGCAGTAGGTTATCAAGCTGGGTATACAAACGGTGCAACTGCTGGGTACAATGTATTCTTGGGTTACCAAGCTGGTTATACAAGCAACGCTGGAACTGCTAATTCATATAATACTTTTGTAGGTCCACAAGCCGGTTATTCAATGACCACAGGCTACCAAAATACCATTCTTGGTGGTTACACCGGAAACCAAGGCGGTCTAGACATCCGTACATCAAATAACTACATTGTGTTATCTGATGGTGCTGGTAATCCTTTAATTTCTACATACAATGGCGGCACAACAGCACTTAAAGGTGCTATTCCTAATGCTGGCATAGGCATCACTTTCCCAGCAACTCAATCCGCTTCATCTGATGCAAATACACTAGATGACTATGAAGAAGGCACTTTTACGCCTACTATTGGTGGAACAAGCATTGTTTACACTAACCAAGTAGGAAGTTATACAAAAGTTGGTAGGATGGTTTATATACAAGGCTATATAGCTATTGGTAGCGGTTCACCAACTGGAGTAATAAATAATCTTCCATTTACATCAATGTCAGGTGGAAGTGCTTTTTCTATGGGAGTAAATATTTATTTTTCCAATGGTTCAACTACATTTCCAGTAGGCACAACCCAAATAGTTACTTACATTGCGCCAAACAATACATCTGTAAATATAAACGCACAAGGTAGCACAATTAATGCTCAAGCATTTTCTTCATTATCTAGCACAGTTTCACTTTACTTTACAGGCTGTTACCAAACAGCTTAATTAACTAGCGTGGATTCGTTAGTCGGACACTTAAAGGAGCATTAAAAATGGCATTAACTAAAGAAACAGTAGTAGACCAAATCACAGTAACAGAGAACGGCATAGTCTTGTATCGTGAAGCTACACGCATTATGGAAGATGGCAACCAAATCAGCCAGACTTACCACCGCACTTCACTTGCACCTGACGCTGATTTAACTGGCGCACCAGCCAATGTTGTAGCTATCTGCAATGTAGCTTGGACACCTGAAATTATTGCTGCATATCAGGCACAGCAAGAAGCTAATAAACCGCTAGGAGTATCAGCATGACCACAACAATCAACATGGTTACACCAGAAGAAGTGGCAAGAAGTTATCGTGCAGCATTAGATAGCTGTGACCTACTTAACGCTGGTAAGCCTGAGAAGATGACTGATGCAGATTGGGCTGATACTGTTAAGCGCAATAAAGAACACTTAGAGATTCAGATTGCTAAAGGTGCAGAATATTACGGTTCTAATGATTTAACACCTTTTACAGCAGCAATCGCTAAGTAATTTTTAACCGTAGTACAACCAAGGAGTTTATATGAGTAAAAACACGAAAAACACTCAAATAACTATAGACGGAGTCGAATACGAATACGAAAACTTGACTCAAGAACAACAAATGTTGTTTTCCCATTGCATCGATTTAGATAGAAAAATAGATTCTGCTAAATTCTCGCTAGACCAACTTGGCGTAGGAAAAGAAGCCTTTATTGCTAGACTGAAAGCCTCTTTAGAAGAGTAATAAATGCTCGGTTTTAATCCGTTATCGAACCAACCAATCTCAGATATAGCACTTCCGTTAATAACGGGGTCTATATCTGCAACGGATTCTAACGATACAGCGACTTTAACAGGCAAAGTAGCCATTACAGGTACGATTTCTGCTACCGATGGCACAGATACCTGCACAATTTACGCCCAAGAACTCATTTCTGGCTATATTCAAGCAACTGATGGACAAGATACAGCCACTTTAATAGGCGCTGTAGCCGTTTCTAGTGCTATTTCGGCAACAGATGGTGCTGATACGGCAACATTTACCGCACAAGCCCTTGTAGGCGGTTCTATAAATGCTACAGACGGTAATGATACAGCCGATATTGAAGGCCAAATTGAAGAAGATGGCTCAATTTACGCTGTAGACGGCAATGACACTTGTGATATTCAAGCTACCGTTGGTGGCGGCATGGATATGCACGATGGCTTTACCAAGCGTGAAATTGAACGGGCTAAAGCACTAGACCGTAAGCGCAGACAAGTCGAAGAAAAACTCATTGAGGCTCGCAGGGCAGATGGAGAGGCTCGTAAGAAGCGCTTTAAGGATTTAATTGACCCTGTTGCGCCAAAGCAACAAACAAAGAAAAATAAAGTACAATTAAAACAAGAGATTAGGATTGATACACCGTCAGTCGAAGTCAAACGCTTAGAAGCGGTTATCGCCAATCTTGACAGACAAGAAAAGGAATTAACCCAAGCAATAGCGTATAGAAAGCAAATTGCCGACACAATGGCGCAACTTGCAATTCTAGAAGCTAAAGCAAGGGCTGAACAAGATGACGAAGAAGCCCTACTAATGCTCTTATGACCGAACTGCCACAAAGCCCATACTCACTCTACAAACAATCTTTAGACCTTCTCCATGCTGGACATTTATTGCCAGGCTTTAGGCTATATGAGAACCGTTATCATCCAGAAGTAAAACAAGCTATTTCTGCAAGCCACGATAAACATTTGCCAGCGCCTACATGGAAAGGTGAAAGACTATTAGGGAAAACCATAGTAGTCCAAATGGAACAAGGCTATGGCGACATTATTCAAATGGCAAGATTTTTACCTATGCTTAAAGCGTGGGGCGCAAAGGAAGTCTATGTTTTTCAACATTTTTCTCTACATTTACTATTCGGTCAGATGGAGTGTATTGACCATTTGTCGAATGATTTTAATGACCCTGTAATTCTCAATGCAGACTATTGGGTTGGGTCAATGTCCCTGCCGTACTTTGCTATGCACGCCCCTGCCCATGTGCGCCAATTATTCCCTGTAAGCGCCAATAAGATTGTAGGAAGCGAAGGTTATTTAGACGCAGAACCATCTAATATCGAAAAGAAAATAGGTGTTAATTGGATGGCTTCTAAAGGCCATTTGCACTATGCCAAGTCCATTCCTGTACAAGAAATGCGTAGGCTTTTAGGCGCTGACGCTTATAGCTTAAATTACGATGGCGATGACATCTTTATTCCATTGCCAGAAGGCTGGAAAAACAACTGGTATGAAACCGCAAGACACATGAAGTCTATGCGTGGTGTTATTTGCCCAGACACAGGCACAGCCCACTTAGCTGGCGCTTTAGGTGTGAAGTGCATTATGTTGCTTCCTGAAGACCCTTATGTTTGCTGGCGCTGGAAACATGGGCGCTGGTACGACTCTGTAGTAGCAATCAAACCAAATGAGTGGGACAAAATCCCAGAATTATTAAGGAGAATGTAATGATTTGCCCTAAGTGTGGATATTCAGAAGGCAACCATGTAGAAGCCAAACAGTCTGATAAAGATTATTACCTTGAGTTTTGGGGGTTTACCCTAGGTAGTCCAGAAGCTGAACAGGCGTGGAAAGAAAAGCAAGAAATGACTTTCAGAGAAGCGCCAATGGTGCAATCTGATATTAGCGGCTATGTAAGCCAAATAGATGGTAGTTGGATTGAAAGCCGTAGTAAGCACAGAAGCCACCTAAAGCAGCACAGAATGATTGAATTAGGCAATGATGTACCAACGCAGCACAAAAAGATTGAGTTAAGCCGTCAAAGTAATGAGAAGCGTAAGCGTCAAATTGCTGAAATGGCTTATGAAAAGCTCAGTTACCGATAATCCGACAACTTGGAGAAACCATGAGTGATGACCGTAGAAGTATGCTAGAAGCAGCAATGGATGCAGCCCTTGAACAACCAGAGGAGAACGAAATTGTACAAGAACCTATGGAAGAATCGCAGGCTGTGGCACAAGATAATGCCGAGGAGTCCAATGAAGAGGAAACTGTCGCAGAAGATAGCGAAAAACCTACCGAAAATGTTAAAGCTGCTCAATCTGAGGAGTCGGATGAAGAACCGCAGGAAGAAGTAAAACCTGCCATTCCACGCCCAACAACATGGAAAAAAGAGTATTTGCCAATTTGGGACAAACTGACAACAGGTCAGCAATTAAGCCCTGAAGAAGCACTCAAATTAGCAGAATATTCTAACCAGCGTGAGTCTGAATACAAAAAAGGCGTTTCTACCTATAAACAAGAGGCTGACAATGCCAAGACTTTGGTAGAAGCTATTGCTCCTTTTATGCCTGATTTGCAAAAACAAAATATTCATCCTGCCGCATGGATTAATAACTTAGGTAGGGCGCACATGATTTTAACTAGCGCACCTTACAATCAAAAGGTTGAGTTATTTCATAGACTTGCAAAAGATTATGGAATACAATTAGGGCAAGAAAGTGTTGCGCCAGTACAACAGTATCAAGACCCACAGTCTTATGCGTTGAACCAGCAACTAATGGCTTTGCAAAATGAAGTACAACAGGTGCGAGGCTGGAAAGAACAAGAAGAACAAACTCGTCTTACGGGCGAGATTGAAAGAGTTAGAAGTAATGCGGAGAAGTTTCCGCACTTTGAGGCGGTAAGGGAAGATATGGCTCAATTACTTGAGCGTGGATTGGCCCAAGACCTTGAAACGGCTTATGCAAAAGCTGTGCGTATGAATGATGAAGTCTTTAAACTGGAACAAGAACGACTCCTTGCTCAAGTTAAAAAAGAAACATCAAAGGCACAACAAGTAGCTAAAGCCAAAGCTGCCGCAGTAAGCCCAAAATCCGTTACTCCTAGCGGTGTGGCAAACAAGGTAGATTCGAAGGATAGACGCTCGCTTATTGCAGCCCAAATGGGCGAAATGGGCGGCAGGGTTTAATTAACATACTTTTAAAGGATATATCATGGCATTCGCAAATAGCGCAATTACCGATATTATCGCTACTACCATCCAAAGTCGTAGCGGTGAATTGGCAGACAACTTAACACAAAACAATGCAATTTTGATGCATTTGGACAAGAAGGGCAATGTACGCCCATTCTCAGGTGGTAATGTGATTTTGGAAGAAATCATGTACAACGACCCAAATACAAACAATGCAAACAGCTACTCTGGTTACGAAGTATTGAATATTTCTCCAGACAGCCCAATTTCTGCTGCCCAATACAAAATTGCTCAGTACGCTGACGCAGTTACAATGTCTGGCTTAGAAATGTTGCAAAACTCAAGCAAAGAAGCAATCATCGACTTGTTAGATGGTCGTATGCAAGTTTCTGAAGCACGCTTGTTGAACCGTATTTCTGGTGACTTGTTCTTGGACGGTACAGGTAATGGCGGTAAGAACTTGGATGGTTTGGCTGCTGCAGTTTCTGCAACTCCTACATCTGGTACTTACGGTGGTATTAACGCTGCTAACTGGGCTTTCTGGCAAAATACAGCTACTACTGGTACAACCATCACAGCTTCTAACATCCAATCTAAGATGACTTCTACAGCTCTCCAATTAGTTCGTGGCACAGACAAGGCTGACTTGATTGTTGCTGACACTAATTTCTACAGCTTGTATGTACAGTCACTCCAAGCTATTCAGCGTATTACTTCTGAAGAGTCTGGCTCTGCTGGTTTCGCTTCTATGAAATTCTACGGTGGTGGTACATCTGCTGATGTTGTATTGGGTGGCGGTTATGGTAATGAGCAGCCTTCTAACACAATGTACTTCTTGAACACCAACTACATTTTCCTACGCCCACACAAAGAGCGTAACTTTGTACCTATCGGTGGCGAGCGTCAAGCAATTAACCAAGACGCAATCGTGAAGTTATACGGTTGG